ACTGTAAAATTTTGATTTTTGAAACTGAATTTTACATACCAAAACCCGTTTTTCTTTTCAATATATGTTTTCATTCCCTAGTTATTTTATGTATGCAAATATTCTCATCTTCTTTTCTGTAATAAGCCTGCATTTCATTCACAAACCGATCCACTTCTTTTTCATTCTTAAATATAAGCCTTAAATCCCGAAGATCTACCGTTTTCAAATCTTCTTTTCTACCGTTCAGCTTCAATACCCTCAATCCTATTAATTGTATCATCTTTTTAAGTTTTGTTCCCCCGCCACAAATTTGGCATGATATATCATAATCATATCTTCAGCATTAAATATCTTCCATGTTATTTCATAAACTCCATTTTCATTTATAAATTTATCACCTACATTTAAAGATATTAAACCGTTACATTGACACAAATATTGATCCCATTTTTCAGTATAAAATATCGTGTAATTTTTATTTTTTTTCATATCTTATTTTTTTAAGTCTTCTGGCCAAAATGATACATCTTTCTCCATTTTCAAATATTATAAGCATATTACCGTTACGCCCACGTATGCACTTACCATCCTCACGTCTAATAGCATTACACTTTAGATTTTTTAACCGGGAATCTGTTAAGCGATCTCCTGAATATATATAATCAAATTTTAACATCCCAGAAGCGCATGAATAATTGACTT